CTTGAAGATTTAGGCGTTAGCAGCGCTGCTTTGACAGCGATCGTGCGCAATAACAACTCTCGATCAGGTGGCTTTAATGTGCCGTTTGCTGAAGGCGGTTACGTTACGCGGCCAACTCAAGCCATGATTGGCGAAGGAGGAGAGCCTGAATATGTGATTCCGTCTAGCAAGATGGATGCAGCCATGCGAAACTACAGCGCAGGTCGTCGTGGTGATGCAGTCTTAAGCATGGCAACGCCACAGATCAACCTCACCACAGGCCCTGTGATGCAGATGAATGGCACTGATTATGTCACCAAGGCAGACATGACCCGAGCGATGAGCAGCGCCGTTAATCAGACCATTCAAACGATCACAAGCAATCCTGGCTTGCGTCGTCGTATGGGAGTTGCACGATGAGCAGAGGCATCGCCGCGTTTCTGACGATCAGGCAGAAAAACTTCAACACGGTTGTGGCAAGGTATCAAAACTATTGGCCTGACATCGTCGTCGATGGCTATTGGTTTAAGCCTTTTACGGCAGGCGCTATCACTTCAAATTCATCAGGCAGTCAGCAGTCGTTTGCTCTTGAGTTTGGGCTGCAGTCATCAATTGAGGAGATAATTGATGTAAGCGCCGTGAATGGTTACATCTACGATTGCGAACTGAAAGAGTTTGCGCCAACGCAAGCAGGTCTGCCGCCTGGAGACTTTACAACTTTTGCAAGGTTCTTGGGCGAAGTATTAAGTGCCAGCAAGACGGACCAAAGCATTACAGTTGAGGTTGGCACCAGCCTAGATCCGGTCAAGGCGCAAGCGCCACCACGTAGATTCACCACAACGCTAGTAGGGGAACCACCGCAACTATGACTGGTTACATCTCGCCGCAAAGCGCATCATCGCCGATCACCGCCAACCTGCGGAGAGATGAAATTGTATCGCTGCAAACGACAGACAATAACAGCACACAGCAGCAGCGGGTTTTGCAAATCGGTGGTGCGATACCTCTTGTTTTTGGTGTTTATGAGCCATCAACAGACACCGGAGGCGTTTGGCTGACACCGCCTGCTGCTCGCTATGGCATCCAATACGACGAAACGTCAGACGATTTCTTTTCGTTTGGCTTGATCATCAGTGATGGGGAAGTGCCTCGGATCTCAATATCCGACATATACAAAGGTGCATTGTCTTTCAATACGTTGCTTTCTCCTAGCGTCTCAACAACGTTTGGCGGCCTTGCAACTGTTGGCTTTGACTATTCGCTAACTTACTTGCAAGCTGGCAGCCCGACAGTTGGCACGCCTGGCAGTTACACTGTTTCCACTTTATCGAGCTTCCTGCCAAGGGGGTCTTCAAGTCCGCCGGACGTTGTTTTTCCGCCATTTGGCGGGCTTTTGCATTACAAAAAAACGATAAATAGCACCGGCTTGCAGATCCTTTCGTTTGGCTCTGACGTAGCAGTCGCTGATAATTTTACCGTTGGAGTATTCGATTTTAACAATCAGCCGATTCAGCTTACGGTTGATTTCTGGGCTGGCAACACGTTGATTCAGGCCGTAAGCACGAGAAACAGTTTTGAGCTTTACGAGCTTACAAGTGTTGGTACTCAGATTCCGCAGGGTAGCGGTCCTTTGCTAGCAACTTTTACTTTGCCAGAGGCTGCAAATGTTTATTATCGCCTTTCTTGGAAGGAGTGGATATACTCTGCGCCTTCACCTGACTATGTAGCCGGCACGCCTCCAATCAACAGCACTCTTGCGCTGTTTCCTGGTAGCGGTGGCACATTCAGCGGCATGACAACTCTTGCTGTCACTGGTGGATATGTGAACGGCACCGACCAATCGTATCCTCCTCAGCAAATACGTTGCTTTGTTAGAAATGGCGTGATTGTTGACAAAGTGCTTGGCGGCAGAGGAAGCTCAAGCAGTTTTGTGGATCTTGCATATTACCTGTTAAAACGAACAGGCAGCGTTGTTGAGCAGCTTATTGATTTACCATCTTTTGAGATTGCCGCAACGTTCAACCAGCAGATTGGACTGCCTTTTAATGGCGTTTTGTCTAACAGTGTAAATCTGCGCGATTATTTAACCAGTGTTTCGCAGTATTACTTGCTGCGCTTCGTGCAGGCAGGTGGCAAGTACATGCTTAAGCCATTGCTGCCATTAACCGCAGACGGCTCTATTGAAACAGGAACCATCACCCCTGTCGCAAGTTTTAGCAGCGCGAACATTGTTGCGGGTTCGTACTCAAAGCAATATACGCCAACCGATTCATTGCGCCCGTTCTGCGCGTTGATGTCTTGGCGATCACAGACCAGTGCAGTGTTTTCGCAATCACAGGTCACAGAGGTTCGCTACGAAGGGTTTGCTGTTGATGGGCCATTTGAGCAGTATGACATGGACGAGTTTTGCACTGATTCTCGTCACGCTGAGGCTATTGGTACTTACATCATTTCTACGCGTCGCTATGTTACGAACACTGTAAGTTTTCAGACAACATCCAATTCTTCTGGTTTGTTGCCAACTGATGTGATTGAGGTGGTTTGGTCATACGAGTCACAAGGTGTGACAAAAGAAACTACGGATTTATATCAAGTCGACTCGATCTTTGAGGATCAGCAGGGCGTGTACCGCATTGAAGCAACGCATTTCCCGACAGACTCAACCGGCAGAAGCTTAATTGCTCTTGATGTGCAAAATGTGCTTTTGACGGCATTGCCTGCATTGGAGGCGCCGTTGCTGGGGCTACAGGCCAGCTTCTTTGACTTTGAAGATGGAGAGTCTCAACCGGGCGTGTTTGATCTTGATACCAGATCGACCCTTCAGGCATTTAGCGGTAGCAAGTCTGCTGAGACAGCCTTTGCTTATCCAGACATCAAATTTACGAACGCTTTCCCCGATCCGAACGCGTTTTATTACATGTGGTCGTGGCGATCGTACAATTCAGGCAGTTTTCAATATCACACATTTTTTGGCATTCGAGATGTTGCCAACGGCGCTGGATTTGACATCAGGACAGCAGGTTCTACAAATATCCTGTTTGTTGGCTCAGGAGCGCCTCAAGTAATAGGCACTGATACGTCAGTGGTAAACAGCTGGAATCATTATTTTATTCAGATCAATTGGGTTAACGGAAACCAGGACCGACCAGAGATTAGCTTGTGGATCAATGGGGCGCTTGTTGCTAATGTAATAATCAGCCCTAGCACTCCATACTTGCCACCAGCTGGCACCAATGCTGCGCTTGGTGATTTCAGGGTGGCAAGAGATGGGAACACGATCGGTGGAACGAAGTATTACGACTATTGCTTTGGGGGGACAGCCGATACGCCTTTAGTGCCAATGAATCAGCCTACTATCGTGCCGGCGGATATTGAAGCTCAGCTAGATGCAGCAGCGCCTGATCCTGTCGCAGCTGCAACCAAGTTTAGCTTTGAGTTCTCAGAGGCTCAGATTGGCGTTTACGGTGTATCTCAACGTGTTTCGACTCAGGCTTTTGATGGCGTGATTTCAGCCCGAACCAACTCTCTTACTCGGGGCATAGAAATTTTCTTCCAAAATGCCTTCTTGTTCCCCGAACTGTCCTATTATTCATGGTCTATAAGGATATACAACGAGCTTTCGACTGATCCTGTCCCTGTAATAGCTCCGCTTTTCACAATTGCAGCGCAACGCTCTGACAATGGCTTTGATTCTTATGGACCAGGCTGGCTGCTTCAAACAGGCCCTTCAGTTGACAACACCACGACTGTACGGCTTTATTTTGACAACCTTACCAACGAAGCCCTAGGCAGCATTACTATTCCTGCGGAGCAATGGAATCATTATTATGTTCAGCTTTACTGGCCCAATGGAACTGATAACGCGCCAACAGTGAGCTTGTGGTTCAATGGCACGCTTGTCGGCACGAGCACCATAACTAGCAACTACTCTCCACCTTCAGGCTCGTTCGGTCCAGCACCTATTACTAAAGCGGATTTCCAAACGCCTACGCTATTTTACAACTCAGCGGTTGCTAACCGTGCTTTGGTGTATTACGACTATTGCTTCGGCGCTACATTGGAGAACCCGTTGGTTGCAATGAATGCTCCAACCATCAACCCAAGCGCTATTGAAGCGGCACTTTTTGGCCTCACTTCATAGCTGCAGTATCATGAATGTATAGGTGGAACCGCTCTGATGACTTGGACCCTTGCTAATGCTGTTACGTGGACCGGCGACAGAGCGGCCAACGATACGGCAATGGAATATCTGTTCGATACGTATCTGCCGTCTAAGGGTTGGTTCACTGGTGCCCACCCAGATGGCAGCAGTTTCAAGCGTGTTTTTTCGTACTCTGCAACCGATAGTCTTCAAGGCGGCATTTGGGCAAGCTATTTTTGGGCGGACTGGTCTAGCGCCACGATTTCGACACAATGTTCAATATATGAAGACGCAACTTATACGACGACCCCAGGCGATCTGGCAACTGATACAACTAACACAAAAACAATTCAATACGATGAATCGATTTATGCATTTTACGGTTTCGACTGGCGATTTTGGACAAGCGATGAAGAGCCATCCGCTACGTTGGTGACTAGAAACAAAAAGGTGATGTGGTATCACCCAGGTTTTAGCAGTGCTGCATTTATTCAGACCGGAACTTGGGATGGCACCGTCGACAATCCTAATACTTGCATTTGGCCCATGTTCACTGACGGAGCCATGGCGCAAACCAACGCGCCTACCCTCCCAGGTGATAGTGGTGTTGAGTATATAATCTCTCCGCAGCCCTATTACGGCAACTTCTATCAGGATTTGATGCCAGAGATATTTTTTACAAACTTTGGGATGAATTACTATACTTCCATCGACTTCGGACCGGCTTTTTTCATCAATCAGTCAGATGTTCGCTACCACGTGCCTGCTGGCCTTAGCATTAGCTCTAGGTCTTTTTATGGATCCGGTTCTACCTTAAACGGAATCTTGATGCTTGCCAATGGTCGCTATTGGATCCGCACTCAGTCAGACACTAACTATCCAAGCCTTATCTTTGATCTTGGTACCACTGAGCCCGATCTCACCTGATCATCATGGCAGCTGATTACACAATCACAGCGACAGAGACAACGCTGCCCGGCGAAATGCCAACAGCTGAAGTCGTAGACGCTCTTACGCCTCTCGATCTTAGCTTTCTAGATATTGTTGAAACTAGTTCATACTCTGGCAGCAGTGGTGGCGTTGCACCACCAGGCGGCGGGCCGGTGTTTCCTGCTCTCGCGCCTTCAAGTCGTACCTTTACGCAAGGCGTGCAGCCAATCAGCATTTTTCAAACGTACTCAGGTCTTGAAAATCGTGTGCTGCTTGGCGCTAATCAATTTGGCCTTACCCTTGAACTGGCCTTTCAAAATTTAACTGAAGCAGAATACAGCCTGATTTTTGCCCATTACATTGCCGCACAAGGCTCGTACCAAGACTTCGACTTAAGCGCAGAGGTTTTGGCTGGGATGTCAAGCAGTGCATATTTGCAACCTACAAATTACACTTACCGTTACGCCTCGCCGCCGTCTGTTCAGTGGGTGGCACCTGGCATCGGCACTGCATCAGTGCAATTGACTGCATCAGTTCCATTTACCTAGACTCGTTGTGAGGGCTCAACCGCGCCATGGCAAATAAGCAATACACGGGCATCGATGGCGCTTTGTACGTCAACGGCAGCAAGGTCGCACGCGTTGAGTCTTGGAGCCTAACAGGAAGCGTTGATAGCCTAGAAACTACCAACCTTGGCCAGTACGCCAAGACCTACATCAACGGCAATCAGTCGTATTCTGGCAGTGCCACAATTTTCTATTACGAGAACGCAAGCAACCAAATCGAAGGTGCTGCGTTGCTCGATGATGTGTTGCGTACCACTCAAACGCCAAATGCTCCGGCCACAGTGCTGAAGCTG